GTATCGCCGGTTTGTTTTATGGTATAGAGTGCAAAGCAAACGGTGGCAAACCCACCGCATTACAGTTGAAAAACCTCGACGACATTCGCAAAGCGGGTGGAGTCGCATTAGTAGTTGATGAGTCAAACGTAGAGACCCTACGTAAGGAGTTATTAAGTCATGTCAAAAGCAAAGAAAATCTTGACGCTCTTGAGTCAAGGCAAAACGGTAGCGGAAGTGGCGAAGGCCACAAAATCAGCAAAAAACTACGTGTATTACGTGCGTTGGACTGACGCACAGAAGAAGAAGAAACCATCGAAGATCATCGCGGCAGTTAAAGAGATGAAGACCGCGCTAGACGCTTTGGAAAAAGAAAGAGCGGATGAAGCAAGATCGACCAAGTTGAATAAGAAGCCGACGAAGTTGTTCGTTCAGCCCAAGCACTTGAAGCCTGCGCTGAAACTTGTGAATGAATCTGAAGAAAACGTGCGTAAAATGCACAAAGATTTTGACAATCTTGTTAACTTTCATGCGCGCCGGTTCACCAAGGAAGAGATTGAGGCGTTAGATAAAGACTGGGTTGAACTCCCCAAAGATCACGTGGTCGGTGCTGATCTTGTGAACCATCCCCCGCACTACAAAACCGGTGGGATTGAGACTATCGACTTCATCGAAGCCAAAGACTTGAACTACCGACTCGGTAACGTGATCAAGTACGTCAGCCGCGCAGGTAAGAAGGGTGACCCGTTGGAAGACTTGCGTAAGGCCAAGTGGTACTTGGAGCGCGAGATTGCTACGAGGGAACGAGCATGAGATGGATGTTTTTCCTAGTTGATATGTGGCGCAAACTGAAGAAGCAGGAGCGCGAGGAGTGGCGGCACGTGGATGAGCCGCCTAACTGGAGATGCCGCCGTGGTGGGACAGATTATTTATGAGCGAACTACAACGATTGTTTGACGAAGCGGTGAGTCTGATAAACCAAGACAAGTACGAAGCCGCGATAGCAAACCTTAACATCTTGATTGAACGAAACCCGCTGGTGGGAGCCGCATACATACAACGTGGAAGATGCCACTGGGAGATGCGGCGTTGGGACTTGGCCGAGGCAGACTTCAAGAAAGTTTTACAGATCACTCCGAATGGCCCCGACGCTCTGTGGACGATGGGGTTGATGGACTTGCAGATCGGTAACTTTGAGAAGGGATGGGAAGGCTACGAGCATCGGTGGGACAGTAAGGCGTTCAAGTCGGCAAGGTTGAAGACGAAATTGCCGAAGTGGGAGCCGGACAAGGGCTACCAGTCGGTGCTTGTGTGGTGTGAGCAGGGCGTGGGAGATCAGATTCTCTATGGCTCAATGCTCTCACAGTTGAAGTTGAAGACCCCAAACGTCACGGCGATAGTTGATGCCCGACTGGTCAAGTTGTTTCAGCGAGCCAACAAGGGAATCAAGTTTCTATCGCATGACGCGAAGGTGAAGAACTCGGAGTACGACTCCCAGATTCCTATAGCAAGTCTCGGTAAATACTTTATCAAGTCACGTGACGACCTGAATAACCGCGTCCTGAATAACTATTTGAAGCCCGACGACCGAAGGACGGGGATTCTGTGCAACGAGATGAAGATAAACGACTACGACTTTGTAGTGGGACTCTCATGGGCAAGCACGGCACCGATTGTCGGGGCGCATAAGAGTATCTCGCTTGAAGAACTTGCCCCGCTATGGGATGTGCCGAACATCAAGATCATGAACCTTCAGTACGGGAAGCCGTCGTTTGAAGATATACCGTTTGCCAAGAAGACGGGTCTCAAGATGATCTCGCCCCCGGTGAATAGTTTCTACGACTTGGATGGGCTTGCCTCCGCGATAGATATATGTGATGTGATTCTGTCGGTCAGCAATGCCAACGTGCATATCGCAGGGGCTATGGGCAAGAAGGTCGTAGTCCTTGATGCCAACAAGTTGTGGTACTGGAACCACCGAAACGAGGATAGAAGTCTGTTCTACCCGTCAGTGCATCTGCTATCGCGGGACTACATTCTAGCGCCGTGGGATAAACAAGTGGAACAAGCGGTGAACATCATTAGGGAGATCAACGGTGAGTGAAATCAACGATGAAGATTACTCTTATCTAGATATCCCGACGCAGGATGTTGCTTGGTGCAAGATCAACGAGGCCGGAGAGTTAGAGTTTATTCGATGGGACATCATCGAAATCTACGCCGCGCAGTATGACGCAGATAAGGCCGCACGTGATCAAACACGTGTGATGTGTAAGTTACTAGTGTTAGTTAGAGATCAAACACGCAAAGAGGTGGAACGTGAGCAAGGAAGAACGTCAGCGTATTTATGAATACGCGATGGATAGAAAGAACCGTGAGATCAAGCAGTTGGAAGAGATCATTAAGGAACTGCGGGAGACTAGCGAGCAGGACAAGAAAATGCTGATCGCGGCAGAGGTGTTTCTGTTTCTGGTTGGCGTACTGGCCGGTGCCTTGTTGATGAAAACATTTGGCACGGGGGTTGTATGAATGTCCAGAGAATACGTCCGGAGTTGGCGGCGGCGTTGGTTGCAGTATTGGTGGGAGCGTGGTTCGGATACGCTATTGCGTCACGGACTTATATTCACAATGCAATTCAACAAAACTGCGGTGGCTACGATTATAAAACTGGCGAATTCAAGTGGGGGCAGGGGCAGTGAAGGATGTAAAGAATCATTTCGGAGGTGAAGAATGAAAACGGTTGTTTTAATTTATCCTACTCATGAAAGAGCAGAAGTAAAGTTTCGTGAGATGTTAAACTTTCTTGGTGATGAAATTAATCGTTCTTCCTATATGCTTATTGAATTAGGTAAGACTCAATACAAATTTATACACGTGGGTATGATAGAGAAATTAACAGGAATAAGAATTAATAGATTGTTTATTGAGCAGAGTCACGCCTTAACAGATGAACAATTGGCGTTTTTGAGGTCAAGATGTGAATAAACGAATTTTTGACCTTTGGCACGATGGGTTTTGGGCGATTACTCAAGACGAATTGGAGCGATTGGTCGCCCGCGCCGAGGCCGCAGAACGCGAGGCTTGTGCAAAGTTGTGTGATGAGTTAGTGCTAGAGCATCCCGGTCGTGCGGATTTGACCGCTGATCAATGCGCCGCCGCCATCCGAGCGAGGAGCGACAAATGACCCGCGAAGAAACCATCCGCATCATGCGGGAAGTCTGCGACAAGGACAAAGTGGACGCTTGGCACGACGGGTTCTGGGTGATCACCCAAGAAGAGTTGGAGCGATTGGTTGCACGAGTTGAGGTCGAAGAGCGCGAGGCGTGTTGGAATATTTTGTTTGAATATGCAGGGCGCGATGATTTGTTGGATTCTGACGAATCTTTGTTAAAGCATTTATGTGATCTTATTGCGGCGAGGGACGACAAATGACCCGCTACCGTTGCAAACACTGCGGCAAAACTATGCTGCGCCCGAGTAGAAAGGCGTGGGTTAAGAGTTTCTGTGACGAGACAGGCAAGAGTGTACATCTTACTAAAGTCACATGATTGACTGGCGTGATAACTACAGTCTGCCTTTCAAAGAGAGACCGCTGAACCGTGCTAACAGAATTTGGTGGATTCGGTGGTTAATGAAAGTAATCGACGAAGCGAGGGAAGACTAATGATCTTACTAGCAGATGGGTTTGACGGTGCCGTTTTAGGTTACGGCAGACAGTTCAATAAAGACCTAGTGATATACGACTACGAAAGGTGCGTTGAAATCTTGATGGAACGCGACGGCATGACCGAAGAAGAAGCCGACGAGTACATGGAGTTCAACGTCATCGGCGCTTATATGGGAGAATTCACGCCCGTGTTCTTGCACAGATGCTACGTTGAAACATTACGCAATATGGAAGGTGGCGAATAATGTTCTGGTTTAAGCGAAAAGAAGTGACCATAGACTTCTTCATCAACAACGAAAAGTTGGCGAATCTTTACGCTCCGAAAAAGGCGTCTTCTCATTTGCCGGATTGGTGGAAGTCTCTCGCGCCTTATTTTGAAGAACAGAATGAAGTTACGCAAAGGATGAAGCCATCCTCAACAATGAAGTTCTGTTCCGGCTTTAAGGATTTGTATGGGGCTGGTTTTATCCTCCCGTTGTGGTCTGATTTAATTATTGATGTTAACAGAGAAGGGTATTTCTACGCATTTGCAGATAAAAAATCATGCTCTCAAGAACATTCAGCCAAGCAACATGGGGATAGTTTTAATAATTTTCACCACATGAAGATAGTCTCTCCTTGGTGTGCCGTAGAAAAGTCTGGAATTAAATTTGCATTTATCGAACCTACTTGGAGTTGGATAAAAGAGCGTCACGCTTTAAGAATTCTTCCAGCAGTCGTATCTTACGATCTTCAGTCTGCAACCAACATCAATATCTTCCTTGAAAAGAAAGAAGAATACCGCGTTCAGATAGACGCTGGTGATCCGATAGTTCATCTAATCCCATTGACCGATAAAAAAGTAAATTTGAAAACTCACATCGTTGACCAAATTGAATACGATTTGATTTTAACAAGAAACCCTCCGACTAAATTTGTTGGTAGTTTTGAAGTTTATAAAAAATTTATGCGCAACCAAAAGGTGCAACGATGATTGTTAATCAATTGTTTCCAACACCTGTTGCTAAGTTTTCTCTTGATCGAGAGTTTACTCAAGAAGAACTTGGCTTCGTTCTTTCTACTGAAAGAATGCCGAACATGCACAATCAAAGAAGCGTTGATTCGTACTTCTTTGAGCGCGAGGCAATGAAAGACCTTCATCGGTTTTGTTTAGAAAAAACGAACGAGTTTTTACAAAATATCTACGCTCCGAAAACAGAAGCAACGATACGTATAACCCAATCGTGGGGAAACTACGCTTCTGCTAATGCGGGGCACCACAAGCATAGCCACCCAAACTCTTTTATCAGCGGGGTTTTGTACCTTAAAGCGGACATCAACAAAGACAGGATTTATTTTCATAAAGAAACGTATGAGCAAATATCTTTTCAGACAGAAAATTTCAACATCTTCAACAGTAAGTCATGGTGGCTTCCTGTGGGTGCCGGAGAATTGTTGTTGTTTCCAAGTAGCGTTACACATTCTGTGGAACCTGTTGTGGGAGAAGAGCGGGTCAGCATCGCCTTTAATACTTTTCCCACAGGAGTTATCGGCTCCGAATTGGCTCTGACAGAACTCAAACTATGAAAATCCTACGTCCTAGACAACGGTGTAAGACTTGTAGTGGCTCGGGGCGAACGGATTGGTTCGGGCTACTATCAGAAGTCGAGTGTTCGTCGTGCCACGGAACCGGCTACACTGCTATATCGCCACCTGTGGAGTATGTCCATCCGGACTTAATGTATTCTGATGCCGTACAAAGACCCGACAATTCGGAAAGCGAAACACCAAGAGTACTCAAGACAGTGGTACGCCAAAAACAAAGCCCTCGTAGCAAAGCGGGGCAAGGTACGTAAAAGAGAATATAAAGCGAAGTGGCTTGAGTACAAGGCAAGCAAGGCGTGTAAAGAGTGTGGTATATCTCACCCTGCCCTGCTCGACTTTCATCACGTTATACGGTTTGAAAAGAAGTCGATACCGCAACTAATTAACCGCAGACAATACGCGATGGCAATACGGGAGGCAGAGGAGAAATGTATCCCGCTCTGCGCCAACTGCCACCGGATGCTGCACTGGAAAGAACACAGGAGAGAGCGCACGTGGTTACGAATGACTGGCAAAAAGAAGACATATTAGAAGTCCTAGCGTGGTGCGAGGATGCTTCTGATAGTATGGATACAATCACCACAGAACTTGAGTACATTGTAGTTAGTCAATTGCTCAAGCGTTGTGCGGAAGAGATTAAGAGACTACGTATTGAAGTGCAGGAGTTAAAACATGGCAAAGGTAACAAAAGTTCGCAAGTGCGCCGAGTGCAAAAAAACATTCGTAAACGCTGAGTCTTTCCGTACCCACAAGTTCAAGTTCGGTGGGTGCAGATCGGAAGAAGGGCTACTCGCTAACGGTTACACGCTGACAAGCAAGGGGTGGAAGTGCCCCATAAAAGAGGTGGGAAAAAGTGGCATTCGTTACGTTGGACTTTGAGACTTACTACGCCAAGGACTATAGCCTTACGAGGAGTACGACCGAAGAGTACGTCAATGACCCGAGGTTTGAGGTAATAGGCGTTGGTATAAAGATCGACGACGGTGAGACTAGGTGGATCACCGACAACATTAAAGAAGAATTAGACAAGATTAACTGGGCCGAGTCGGCCCTTCTGTGTCATAACGCGCAGTTCGATGGGGCTATCCTTGCCTTTCGTTACGGCATCGTCCCTGCGTATTACTTCGACACCCTGTGCATGGCACGGGCTATTCACGGCGTTGATGCAGGGGGTTCGCTCTCCGCACTCGTCATGCGTTACAACTTAGGCGAGAAAGGCACGGAGGTGGTAAGTGCACTGGGTAAAAGACGTTCTGAATTTTCTGCTGACGATCTTGCTAGGTACGGTGATTACTGCATTAATGATGTTGACCTTACCTATGCTCTTTTTAATATCCTTGCTGAGAAGTTTCCTAGTACGGAATTCGACCTAATAGATATGACGTTGCGTATGTATACGCAACCGGTCTTTTGCGTTGATGATGCGTTACTTGTTAATAGGTTAGAAGAAGTCCGCGAAGAGAAAGCCGGACTACTGCGTGGACTGATGGGCGTTCTGCAAGTCGGGAGCGAAGAGGAAGTCCGTGCCAAACTGGCAAGCAATCCGCAGTTCGCAGAACTTCTGATACTCAGTGGCGTTGAACCCCCGATGAAGATTAGCCCAACTACCGGTAAGGAAACGTATGCACTTGCCAAAAATGACGAAGGGTTTATTGCGCTCACAGAACACGAAGACCCGCTCATCCAACAACTCTGCTCTGTCCGACTCGGAACTAAATCAACTATTGAGGAGTCCCGAATTGAGCGGTTTATCGGTATCGGTGCGCGTAACAAAGGACGGCTTCCGATTCCACTCAAGTACTACGGGGCACACACCGGACGATGGGCAGGAGCCGACTCGGTAAATTTTCAGAACTTGCCTAGCCGTGACAAGAAGAAAAAGACTTTGAAGAAGTCTGTGCTTGCGCCCGAAGGGCACATGGTTATTAACTGTGACTCATCACAGATCGAAGCCCGTGTGCTTGCATGGCTCGCAGGGCAGAACGATGTAGTCGAACAGTTTCGCAAGAACGAAGATGTGTATTCCATCTTCGCCAGTAAGATTTACAAGAGGCCGATCAGTAAAGAAGACCCGATTGAAAGGTTCGTGGGTAAGACCTGCATCTTGGGGCTTGGCTACGGCACAGGTGCGGCGAAGTTAAAGCACACTCTGAAGACTCAGCCTCCCGGCGTGGATTTGAAACTTGAGGCTTGCGAGAGCGTCGTAAAACTTTATCGTGAAACCAACCACATGATCACGGACTTATGGCGTGAGTGTGATAATTCGCTACCACATCTATCGTCTTGGCCTCAGCAAATAAAGCCTTACGCGATAGGCAAGAACGGGGTTGTAAAGGTTACTAAAGAAGGCTTGCGCCTCCCTAATGATCTTTTTATACGATACCCCGAACTCCGTTGTACCGACAACAAGTATATCTACAAGTCCCGTAGGGGGGTTAACTCTATATGGGGCGGGGCGATGGTTGAGAACATCGTGCAAGCACTAGCCCGTATTATCGTGGGCGAGCAGATGCTGAAGATTCGGGAGCAGTATCGGCCTGTGCTGACGGTGCATGACGCCGCCGTAATCGTGGTGCCGGAATCTGAATTAAACCAAGCAGTTGCGTTTATTACCGAGGTAATGTCTACTCCCCCTATATGGGCACCGGGGCTTCCGGTTGCCTGTGAGACTAAATACGGTAAGTCATACGGGGATTGCTAAGTGATTCAGTGGTCGTTCAGTAGCCTTAAAGACTTCGTTAACTGCCCCAAGCAGTACTACCACACGAAGATCGCCAAGGACTTTGTAAAGAAGGCCACTGAGCAGATGCTCTACGGCACCGCCGTACACAAGGCGTTGGAAGACTACGTTAGGGACAGCGCCCCGTTAGCCAAGAACTATGAGCGTTTTAAATCACAGTTGGACGCGCTGCTATTAATTCCCGGTACACGTTACTGCGAACATGAGATGGCGCTGACTGCGAAGCGGGCGCCTTGCGCGTTCGATTCCGATACTAGGTGGGTGCGCGGCATAGTCGATCTTCTGATTGTGGATGGCGACACGGCGTTCATCGTTGATTACAAGACGGGAAGCAACCGGTACCCCGACCCGAAGCAGTTGAAGTTGATGGCGCTGATGACGTTTGCCCACTTTCCAGAAGTGCGGAACATCAAGGCTGGCCTGCTTTTCGTGATGCACAATACGTTCATTACCGAAGAGTACACACGAGACGACGTTGAAAGTCTTTGGAATGTATTCAGCCCCGACTTGAAGCGGCTTGAGATTGCTTACGAGAACGACACTTGGTTTCCGAAACCCACTGGGCTATGTGGATGGTGCCCAGTCAGTAACTGTAAGTTTTACAAGGAGAAATAAAGTGAGTAACGAAGATATTTTTGGTACAGACCCGCACTACTTGGTGAGGCAGCAAGACCCAGATACAAGCCATGCGGCGGCGCATAGCGTGGACACGACTAAGTTAGAACTCATGGTATATGAGGCTATTAAAAGTTATGGGAAGAACGGCTGTATAAGCGACGATGTGCGAGCGATGTACCCAACGTACCCGTACAGTTCAATTACGGCTAGGTACAGAGCGTTACTTGATAGAGGTATGATCGTAGATTCCGGCGTACGTATGCCGGGGAAATCGGGTCGCAGTCAGCGGGTGCTGATAGCAACGTGTTGTATTCCGGAGGAGCAGTTGTATGCCTTACGTAAACAAATCGCGTCCGTATAAACACGAATACGAGATGCAGAAGAAGCGCGGTGAACACGATAACCGCATGGAGCGCCAGCGTGCGCGTCGGTCTTATGACAAGAAAGGTATTGACCGAACTGGCAAAGACGTTGCCCATGTCAAGGCGCTATCAAAAGGTGGTAGTAACAAGACGGGCACTCGGCTAGAATCGCCTAGCAAGAACAGATCGTTCCGTCGCAAGTCGAGCGGGGCGATGAAGTAATGCACTAGGCGTGAGTGTGCTAGGGGAGTTTTTCCACCACTTCCTCTCCTAAACAACCGCGCCAGTTGATGATAGGTCTAAGGTAGGTTGCTACCGCTCCTGTTACCTAGGCATCAACCGTCTGGCCCACGTTACGGGCTTTTACATTCAGTAGGTACAGTATGCAATTAGTAGATAACGCTGCGGTGAAACTCACCGTTTCAAATAACTTTGCTTCAGAAGTCACTACGCGAATCGAACGTAGTGAGGTTGTCCAAGACAACAAACATAGCAAGGACGTATTGATTTGTTGGGACCATCCCGAGATGAAGATTCTCGCGGAGTACCTAGACCAATACCTGCCTAGCCCCAACATCCCAAAGATTCCCTCCCCGATGGAGCGGGACTACGACTGGCCGGGGTTCTTTACCCCCTTCGCACACCAACGCGATACGGCTAGTTTCCTCTCCCTGCGGCAACGCGCTTTCTGTTTTAACGAGGCAGGGACGGGCAAGACTTCTGCCGCGATATGGGCGGCTGACTATTTGATGAAGCAGGGCGTGATCAAAAAAGCCCTCATCGTCTGCCCTCTGTCGATCATGTACTCCGCATGGCAAGCAGACGTTATGAAGACCGCTATCCATAGAACGTGCGGGATCGCGCACGGATCAGCGGCAAAGCGTAAGAAGATATTAGACCAAGGCTACGACTTCACCGTTATTAATTACGACGGCACCACGGTAATTCTTCCAGAACTTCAACAGGCGAAGTTTGATCTGATCATTGTGGATGAAGCCAACGCCTATAAGAGTTCGGCCACTAAGCGATGGAAGACGCTCGCTAAACTGATCACTCCCGATACGTGGCTATGGATGATGACCGGCACACCTGCGGCGCAGTCCCCAGTCGATGCGTTCGGTCTGGCTAAATTAGTATCTCCGATACGAGTGCCTAAGTTCACAACTGCGTGGCGTGATCGGGTCATGGTACAGGTGAGCAAGTTTAAGTGGGTGCCGAAGGCGACATCCACTGATGAAGTCTACCGTGCGTTACAACCGGCTATTAGGTACACAAAGAAAGAATGTCTTGATCTACCAGAAGTTGTTTATCAGACACGTGATGTACCACTGACGCCACAGGTGCAGAAATACTACACTGAGTTAAAAAAGCAACTGCTCATAGAGGCAGCAGGAGAGCAGATCTCCGCCGTCAACGCCGCTGCGTCTCTCCAAAAACTTTTACAGATATCAGCCGGTGCGGTCTATACGGATAAGCGAGATGTCGTACAGTTCGACGCCGCGCCTCGCCTCAACGCACTCAAAGAAGTACTTGAGGAAACGACAAATAAGGTTGTAGTATTCGTCCCGTACCTTCATTCTCTGGATATCATCAGTGAGTTTTTGACGAAGGAAGGTATCACGAACGAGCGGATTCAAGGCTCGGTTACAGCGCAAAAGAGGTCGGACATTATCAACCGATTTCAAACCGCAGTTGACCCAAGAGTTTTGTTAATCCAACCGCAAGCGGCGGCGCATGGTATTACTTTGACTGCCGCTGACACCGTGGTGTTTTGGTCTCCGGTGATGAGTGTCGAGACGTATCTACAATGTATCGCTCGTATTGAGCGAGTCGGTCAAGTGAACAAGATGGCAGTAGTGCATCTGCGCGGGTCTGAAGTTGAGAAGAAGATATACGCGATGCTCAGTAACAAGGTGACTAACCATCAACAGTTGGTAGACCTTTATAAACAAGTCCTAGAAGAGGTGGACGATGAGTAGTGTCGGTGATACAGATCAGTTAGTCGAAGCGTATTTACTAATACGCACTGAGCGTGAGAAGTTGGCCCGTGATTATGAAACCGCTGACAACGCGCTCAAGCAAGATATGTTGCAGTTGGAAACAGTAATGCTTGATATGTGTAACACGGTTAACGCCGATAGCATCAAGACCAAGCATGGTACTGTGATGCGGAAGATGAACGAAAGATTCTTCTGCCAAGATTGGGATAACTTCTATAGGTTCGTTCTTGATAACGAAGCGGTGCAGTTACTTGAGCGCCGTATTCATCAAGGGAACTTCAAGGAGTTCCTAAAAGATCATGAGAGCGACGGGCTACCCCCCGGTGTTAACGTGATGCGTGAGTATGGTGTTTCAGTTCGCAAAGCCAGTAAGTGAGGATTTATGAGTAACGATATTATTGCTAGTTTGAAAAATGACATGGCTCTCGCGCAGACGGGAGGTGTCGATGACGATACCCGTGCAGTTGCCGGGGGCAGTGGGAACCTTTCCAAGCGTATCTCCATCAAGGGCGGCGTGTTCCGCAAGATGGCGGGTGGCAAGGAGATCGGTGCTATTGAAGATCGCCACATGAACGTGATCTTCGTGAAGATGGCGCACAACGCAAGCCGCACCTACTACACGGGCGCGTACAAGGAAGGCGAGAAGATCGCTCCGGTGTGTTGGTCGTCGGACTCCAAGCATCCCGATGCCGAGGTGAAGACCCCGCAATCCTCGTCCTGCGAGACTTGCCAGTGGTCGGTGAAGGGTTCGGGACAGGGCGGTTCGGGCACTGCTTGCCGTCTGTCGTGGCGCACTGCGGTGGTTCTGCCGCAAGACCCCGGTGGCGATGTGATGCAGTTGGTTCTTCCGGCTACGTCCTGCTTCGGTAAGGAAGAGGGCGGCAAGTTCCCGTTCCGTCCGTATATCCAGATGCTTGCCAATAACAACATCTCGGCGGGGCGTGTCGTGACCCGTATGCAGTTCGACACCAAGTCGCCTGTACCGAAGTTGTTGTTCAGCCCCGCTTCTGCGGTAGCGCCGGAATCGGTTGAGATCGTTCAACGCCAACGCGAGAGCAAGGCGGCAGAGAGCGCAGTCAAGTTGACTGTGTATCAGCAGGATGAAGGCGAGACGGTTGCGGCTCCTGCTACAGCTTCCGCCAGCTCAGATGAACCTATCGTTAGAGAAGCTAAAAAGGCAGAGACCGCGCCACCGGCCCGCGATGCGGCTGATGTTATTAAGAAGTGGTCGAAGAAGGGTTGAGTCATGCCTCGCACATACGGCGACAAGTTACTACTTCAACTGAAGGATGCAGACTCTACTTTGCTTGGAGTGCAACTTGGTCGCCTGTGTGTTGAGGCAAACTTACCCGTTGCCTATATAGCCAAGGCTTTAGAAGTCACGCGCAACACGGTACACCTGTGGTTCCGTGGGCAGGTCATGCACGAATCGAAACGTAAGATCGTCGAAGCGTTCATGTATCTCGTCGAGGAGGATATGAAGAACGGAGTCCTCCCCGCTCTGACTACTAAACAAGCCAAGTCCTACATAGAGGGAATGCTCGGACGCGAAATTTAATTATGGACAGTTGAGTTGGCGGGGTGGCTTTTGCCCCGCCTTTTTTATCTAAGTGGATGGTTCGCCATGCGAAAACAATTTTATGAGAAGGTACTTCCTTCGCAGGGCATCTACTGTGTAACCGAGATCGCTAAAGATAAGAAGGTAGTCAATCGGTTTGCAGAGAGCCTTGATGAGGTTGAAAGACTAGTAGGTGAGATTAATGCGACTGAAAAGAATGTTTTTATCGCCCTTAGCAGTTTTAGCGGCCATAGCCGCATGGGTGACTTTGCTACTTATTGCCGTTCGTTTTTCGTTGACCTAGACGTTAAGCCCGATAAGGCGGGGTGCTACAACACCAAGGCCGAGGCTATCGAAGACCTAGATCATTTCCTAAACGTAACGGAACTACCGCCTCCCGTGGTCATCGACTCGGGTAATGGCATTCATGCGTACTGGCCTTTTGAAGAAGACGTTCCGGTTGCGGAGTGGAAGCCGTACGCTGAGAAGTTCAAGCAACTGTGCCTTGACCACATGAAGATTGACCCCGTGGTTACGGCAGATGTGACGCGCATCATGCGGTGCCCCGAGACGCTGAACTTCAAGACTGACCCTCCGAACCCGACCAAGTTCCTCACGGAGGATATCAACCAGTATGACTTCGCATCGTTTAAGGAATACTTAGGCGATGTTGAATATCCGGCTGGATCAATTCTTGACCTACTGCCTAAAGGTCTGGACGAGGACACCAGAAAGATCGCTCGGCTCGACAACTTTGAGACGACGTTCCAAGACATTGCCGAGAAGAGTCTCGACGGGAAAGGGTGCAATCAGATCAAGAACGCACTCATCAATGCTGCCACGCTACCCGAACCAGTATGGCACTCGGCGCTCTCTATTGCGCGGCAATGCACGGATTGGGAAACCGCCATCCACCTTATCTCCGAAGACTACGCCGGATATAACTATGAAGCCACAATTAGAAAGGCCAACGATACCCTCGGCAAACCCCACAGTTGTGAGGTCTTCTCTCAACGTAACCCCGGTGGATGCGACGGATGCCCATTCAAGGGACAGATCACAAACCCCCTTGCCATCGGACGAAAGTTCTCTGAGGCACCGGCCCAAGAGATTAGTAAAGAGGACTCAATTCGGATCGAAAAGAATCCCGAAGAAATTCCGCCCTTCCCCAAGTACATCTACCCCTACGTCCGAGGAAAGACCGGAGGTATCTACTACATACCGCCTATGGAAGTAGGCGACGACGGGGAGAAGATCGCTGCTGACCCGGTACTTATATCAACTAATGAATTCTTCCCTGTCAAGCGTATGTATGGCGACGCGGAGGGAGAGTTGTTCCTACTGCGCGTAGTCCTGCCCCATGAAGTACGGGAGAAGTACATCTCTATGGGCGAGGCGCAGTCAGTTGAGAGCATGAAAGTCATTCTAGGTAAGGCAGGTATCGCCCCGCCTAATCAGAACCTGTGGCCGAAAATCGTGGAGTACACAATGAAATGGGCGCACTATTTGCAGAGTCAGAACTCTGCCGACATTATCTGTAACCAGATGGGATGGTCTGAGGACGAGAAGACCTTCATCGTAGGCCAGACTGAGTTTCAAGGTAACGGGAAGAAACGCAAGGCGGCATCTAGCCCTACCATACGCAACATAGCCAAACTTATGCAAACCAAGGGCGACTTTGATTTATGGAAGAAAAGCATTAATCGACTAAACGTCCCCGAGATGGAGATGCAAGCGTTTGGTGTGTTCCTATCGTTAGGTTCTCCGCTGATGCGCTATACATCCACGAACGGCATGACGTTCTGTTACACCGGTACATCGGGCGGTGCTAAGTCCGGCTCGCTGTATGCAGGGCTTTCCGTATGGGGCGCACCCAAGGAGCAGAGCGTCTACGACAGTACCGACAACGCTTTTAACTCTCGCGCCATGTCTCTTAAGAATATTTTCATGGGCATGGATGAGGTGCATGACAAGCCGCCCGAGTCGGTTGCTAAGTTGATTCACTTCATCTCGCAGGGCAAGGGTAAGATGCGTATGCAGGGGTCGTTCAACGCCGAACGCGAACTTCAGCAAACCGCATCGCTGCTGTGCTTGATGACTTCTAACACTTCTCTCTACGACGTTATCTTTAGCAAGAAGGCTAACGCGAGTGGCGAGATCATGCGCTTGTTGGAGTACGTGATCAATCAGCCGTCTTTCTTGACTCTTGATATCGGTAAAGAGATTTTTGAACCATTTAAGTCCAACTACGGTCACGCGGGGGAATACTATATCGACAGGGTTTTGAGCCTTGGTGATCATGGTGTAATGAAGTACATAAATGAATGGAGCAAGCGCATCACGGCGTCTAAGTTGGGCACGAATGCGGCTTTCCGATTCTACGAGAGCGCCTTCAGTGCATCGTTTGCCGGGGCGCAGATTGCCTACGAGGCGGGCATAATTGATTTGGATATCGAACGCATCTACCACAAGGTACTACTGGAGACCATCAAAGTGCGAGACAAGACTCAGAAGAATCAGATTACAGACTATGAAGGATTGCTTACCGAGTTCCTTAACCAGCATTGGAGAAGTGGTACGCTGATCTTCGATCATGGCAGGGTGGTGAATGAGCCTTTCGGTGCGCTCGTTGCCCGTGTGGAGATTGAGAGTTCGATGCAGTACGTATCCAAGACTGAGTTCCGCAAGTACTTGACCAGTCGGGGCGTAGGCACGGGGGAGTTTGAGAAGGCTATGGAGTCCACTCCGATTGGCATTGAGACCAAAAAGATGAGACTCTCTACGGGTTGGAAAGCCGGTATGACTTCCCCGCCGATCCACGTTTACGGCTTCAAGTCCGAAATACCTAAAGAGTTGTTAGATGACGGTAAGAGTGCAGGAGCCTGAGTGGATATTCCCGTTTGACGGGATGAACGTAGGTGATTCGTTCTTCATTCCTACGCTCAAAATTCCAGAGATGCTTTACGTTATAGATTGCCGCTCTAAGGTCGCCAAAGTAAAGGTGAAGGCGTATGCCTCGTCCAAGGAAGGACACCTTGGGGTGCGCGTGTGGAGGATAGGGTAACTACCTATCCTCTTCCTTTTTGTACTCTTTCTTGTACGCCGCTTCGCCTTTCTTCGGCACCGTGACACCGTAAATCGAATTACGAGTATTCCGTTTGCGCGTGTTATAAGACTTCTCAATATCATCAAAGCCAATCGTGCTGCGATACTTCTTCACAAACGGATTCTGATTAAACTTCTTAATTGCCTCACGCGCTTCGCGTATACCTTCCCTGTCCTTGCTTACACGTGCCAGATACAGACGATCAAGCAGTGCGGTTCTACGCTGCGTAAGGTCCGCTTTCTGAGTAGCGAACGCCTTTGACAACTCAGCACGTTCGGATATGTCGATAGGCGTGAAGCCCATCACCTGCAAGAACAACTGATAAGCATCGAAGTCATCGTAAATCTTTTCGCCGTCGCGGGTCTTGGCACCTTCAACGGTATACCGATAAGTCTTCAGACCGTTACGCACGAACGAGGGCGTTATTGCTTCTAGCGCACGGTCGTAATGACCTTCCTTATAGTCTTTGAATCCCCTGCCCACACCCATAAATGCGGCGTAGGACGGGCCTAACAACTGCTCCAGAGCGAACAGAACTGGGCCTACTTCCTCAAGCCGCTTATCATCATCTCTCCACAACAGTCCGTTGAAGCCGGTACGTGACGCAACGTCAGCCATCAGTAACTGATTAACCGGCCCCTTCCAAGCAAGTTCATTCGTAGACCGACGCACAAACTCGTCTGCCTTAGTCGGGTCGTCGTCATCACCCCACAAGTCTTTGAGAATATCCGCCAACAAAGTAGCCGCACCATAGAACGGCATACCATGCAATCCTGCAAACGCCCAAGTCATCGCCATGATGCCGACCAACTGCTTAGCGGCAAGTTTCTTAACCTCGGGCGACTCTCCCTTTACTGCATCCCGCAGCAACTTCGACACCAGATAAATCTGCGTCTGGGCAAAGTTCTTAAACGTGAACGCTACCTTACCGAACCCAGTCTGGAATACACGGGGCGAGGTCTCAGCAAGCACGGTACCGTGCGTCTGGTTCACTAGATCAATCGCAGTCTTGATCGCCTCATCTACGTTATTCCCGTTCTTCTCATACTCCAGATTAAACGCTGCAATCAGCGTGATCTCACGGTTATACCGCTCCGAGTTCTGGAATACCCACCCCATGATCTGTTCAGTCTTAGCCTTCAGACCTATGTAGTCGCCCATGCCGTAGGTCTTCTTCCTGCCTTCTACCAAGTCATACCCAGTAGAGCGACGGATGGCACTCTGCCGTATCGCTGCACGGTAGAGTTTGGCAAGGGGCGAATTGACCGTCAGTCCTACGCCGAAACTGTAGTCGGCCGGAAACTTCTTAACTCCGCCCGGAATGTTGTCGTTGTCCCATCCACCGTTGAAGTAAATCTTGTTGGCTTCAGCCATAGCTGCTGCAGCTTTATCAAAATTGTATTTGCCGGACAGCATGGGCAGCACGACCATCGGCAACTGCGTGGTATTGACGAGCGCAGTTGAGACGTTACCGATGATGTACCAGTAGTAGCTGAACGAAGAGAGCGCGTTGACCAGACTACCGTTACCGGGGTCGCGCAGGAACTCCATCTGCTTGCTGAGGTTATCGTCAACGAGGCTCTTCACTGCCAAGTTGTTCTCTTGCCCAGACGCAGAGTAAACACG